GAAGGCCAGCGGTTTGGTGCGGAAAAAACCAGCCTCATTACGGGTGAGAGCGTCCCGCAGCGCAACGCGACGATCAAGCAACTGCACGCACGCAAAAAGAAATTTCTCGCGCCTTCGGGCGCACGGCGCGCGAAGGTGGAAAGAAAATACGGGAGGCGCTGAGACATGCCTTTGGACTTCTCGGGCACGGCATATCTCGCTTCGCAGAACACATTTGCCCGCACCATTCTCATCACCCCAACCGCCAGCCAGCCAGCGGATCCGACCGCCTATCGGGCGAGGGGTATATGGGATACGGCGTCGATCGACATTGTTGCAATGGATGGTTCGATCATCTCGGAGTCAAAAATCATTCTCGACATCCTTGAGGCTGAGTTTGCCGTATTGCCAGCCCAGGGTGACACGGTCGAAGTCCCGGCCGATGGGCCGCTATTGCCGTTGGGCACATTCGAAATCATCAACGCCGAGGGCAACGGCTACGAGACGACGCTGACCCTGCGTCGGCTGGTGACGGCGCAACCATGAGCATTGCACAGACCTTCGGACACGGCGCGGCTCAGGGTAGCGGCCAGACCACACAGAACCAGAGCTACGCGCTGATGGTGCGAGACGCGATCTATGATCGTCTCAAAACAACGCCATTTTTTCAGGACTTCACCTTTGCCAAAACCAAGGCGCTGGCGATCCAGCCGGAACACATTCCATTCTGCGGCATCTATTTTATCAGCGAACTCGGTTTACCGGATGGCGATGCAAATGCCGGTGAGGTGAGGTTTCGCACCACCGCACAGATCGGCTTTTCGATCATCGTGCTCAACAACAATGACGTGGCTGGGGAAGCCAAGGCTGACGCCGCCTACCTGAGTATCATGAAGCGGCTGATGAACGACCCGACGCTTTACAACGGCAGTGTGGTGAAGATCCAGGCATTCACCAATACCAACCGCGCGCACAACTTCGGCACGATGGGTAAGGACAACAGCCTGCCAATCCTGGAAATGCAATTTCATCTCACGTGCGATCTCGGCGTCATTGACTGGCCGCCGATCGTTACCGACGGCTTCGAGACAATGCATGTCACGACCCAATTCCCGTCCGGTGGCACCCCGGACGAGATCGACTCGACACAACAAGTGCAAGCCGAATACGACCTGGAGCAAAACCCATGAAAGTGTGGCCACGCGACGACGACGTGAAGAATGTTCTCTATCATCCAACGGGTGGCCCGTTCCGCGAAGACGGGACGGCCGACTGGCCCGACGATACCTATACGCACCGCCGCATTCTGGATGGTGACGTCACCACCACTGATCCTGGGCTGGCGGGAAGGACTACGCCAGAGAAAACGACACCGGAAAAGTCGACGGATAGGTCAGCCGAACCGTCAGTGAAACCGGAGCACCCAGCGCCTAAATCGCGCGATCGCGAAGAGAAGAAGTAACCCCTAGCAACAACGCCTCGCAGATCAGTGCGGCCCGTCATTTGGCGGGCCGTTTGCATTTGCACAAGCACAGGAGGGCAGCATGCCCATCTCGTTTAATCACATCCCAGCCAACTGGCGCATGCCGCTTTACTGGGTGGAATTGGATCCCAGCAAGGCCGGGCTGCCGACATTCACCGGCCGTTCGATTCTGGTTGGCATTAAAAATACTGCCAACGCGACGGCTCCTCTTGACGTGCCAATTCCGATTGCCTCGCAAGCGGCAGCGGACGCAGCGTTCGGTCAGGGTTCGATGCTAGCGGGAATGTTCCGCGCATTCTTCGCCAATAATTTTGCGAACGAAGTATGGGGCCTGCCGGTGGCTGAGCCCACCGGAGTTGCGGCGACCGGAACAATCACGGTTTCGACAGCGCCGACAGCATCTGGTTCGATCGATCTTTACATCGCGGGGCATAATGTCCCGGTCTACGTCGGGGCAACGGACACGCCTACGATCGTTGCGAGCAGCATCGCCACCGCGATCAATGCCAACAAAGACTTGCCGGTGACGGCAGTGGCGGCTATCGCCGTCGTGACGCTGACCGCAAAGTTCAAGGGCGCGATCGGCAACGAGATCAAGGTATCGGACAGCTACTACGGCTCGGTCGGCGGCGAAATGTTGCCGGTTGGCTTGACGTTAACATACGTCCAGCCAGCGAGTGGCAGCGGAGATCCGCTGTTTACCAACGCGATCAGCAACCTCGGTGAAACGGAGGTCGACTACGTGTGTATGCCGTTTACGGATGCAACATCCATGACGGCTTGGGAGGCGGAATTTAATTTCTCCGACACCGGCCGCTGGGGCTTTATGCGTCAGCACTATGGCCAGTTGTTCAACTGCAAACGAGAGACACTCGCCAACCTGTTGATCTTTGGCGCAACGCGCAACAGCGCGCAGCAATCGGTCCTCGGGATCGAGGTCACTTGTCCGACGCCGTCGTATGAGTTTGCTGCCGCCTATACCGCGAAGGCCGCACGCGCGCTGCTTAATGATCCGGCGCGTCCGTTGCAGACGCTGTCGCTGGAAAGTTGCCTCCCAGCCAAAACCAACCTGCGTTTTTTGATGTCAGAACTAAATCAACTTGCTTACGGCGGCATCGCAACGCAGCGCACGCCCGTTGATGTTCCGGTGATCATGAGAGAATCCACCACTTACGTTAAGAACCTATACGGAAACTCTGATGATGCGTATGAACTCGTCACGACGCTAGCGACACTGACGAAGTTGTTGCGCAATCAGCGGCAAGCCATCACCAGCAAATATCCACGCCACAAATTGAGCGACGACGGGACTCGATTCGGTGCCGGGCAGGCGATAGTAACCCCGAAGATCATCAAGGCGGAATTGATCTCTGAGTACCGCATTGATGAGTTCAACGGCCTGGTCGAAAACGGCAATGCCTTCAAAGCCAACCTGATCGTGGAAAGAGATCCTAATGATCCCAATAGGATTAATGTCCTATATCCGCCAGATTTGGTTAACCAGTTGAGAATATTCGCTGTTTTGGCGCAGTTCCGGCTGCAATACGACCGGGGCATCGACCTCACGATCGCCGCCTAAGCCTCACCCACAACGAAGCTCCTGACCATACGCCGGGCCCAAAGCCCGGCGCAGTCATTTCTGCAACTGAAAGGAAGAGACCATGGCGCAGAGAATTGCTGGCATCGCCTTCTTGAAGGTCGACGGCCAAATGTATCCGCTGCGGGGAAACTTTACGGTTTCGCCCTCGGCGCTCGAGCGGGCCGGGATCGCCGGTCAAGATTATGTCCACGGCTACTCGGAATTGCCGCGCGTGCCCTACATCGAGGGCGACGTCTCGCTGGTTGCCGAACTCTCCATGGATACGGTGGAGACTACGGTGAACGCAACCGTCACGGCCGAGTTGGCCAACAACAAAGTCTACGTCCTGCGCGAAGCCTGGTGTGCCACCGCGCTGGAGTTAAACGCCAGGGAAGGTCAAGTCCGCATCCGCTGGCAGGGCATCTCATGCGATGAGGTCTCCTGATGGCTGATAACGAAGCAGCAGAAAAAAAGCCCGACGTTGCGGAGGAGAAGAAGCCGGTCAACGGTGCAAGCACTGATCTCATCGTGTCCTTGCTGCGTCATCCCGTGCGCAACGGTGACGGCGAACAAGTCAGCGAACTTCGGTTTCGCGAGCCTAATGCCGGTGACATTGAAGCGTGCGGCAATCCGGTGATCCTTGACCTGGTCGGTCAGGAGCGGCCGAAGGTCAACTTCGACGCCAAGTCAATGACGCAAATGATGGCACGGTTGGCGGCGGTGCCGCCGTCATCGATCCGGCAGATGCACCCGAAGGACTGGAACACGGCCGCCTGGATGCTGACAAATTTTTTCATGCCGGACTTGTAGAGGAGGCGGTCCTTAACTGTTACCGGCTGGCGAAATTCTACTCGCGTGACCCGGACGATTTTCTCTCCAAACCTTTATCGACAATCAGCCGCCACATGGAGTGGACGTTCAAATTATGCGAGCGCCTGAACAACGAGAGAACCAGCGACGATGACTGAGCGCATTGAGATTGAGATCAGCGCGCGCAGTGATGTAGCCGACGCCTTCAAAAAGATGGCGGGCGAGCTTGAGAAGTATCACGAGTCGGCATCGAAATCGGTCAAGGAGGTTGGAGAAAAGCTTAAGGCCACACGCGAGCATGCTGGCGTTGTCGGCACGGCAATCAAGGGCATTGGTGATCTTTTTGAAAAGGCGGGCAGCGGCTTAAGCAGCGCGGTCGGCGGTGTTGGCTCCATGTTCGGCCCGGTCGGCTCGGCCGTGGGCGGGGCCATCGGTGCGGTCGCCGGGGCGGCCACATTCGGCGCTGGCGCGGCGGTTGGCATGGCTGGCGTGCTGGAGCGTGTGGCCTCGTCTGCCCTCAGTCTGCATTTCACCTCCGAAGAGATGGGGACGACGCCGAAGGACTTCCTACAAATCGAGCAGGGCCTCGAGCGCCTCGGGCTCAGTCACGAGGAAGCGGAAGGACGGCTCGGCACCTTCATGACCAAGGTTCGCGATCTCGGCTCTCGAAAGTTTGTGTCAGAGCTTGGCCGCGATCTGCAGCAACTCGGTGAGGGCGGCAGCCAACTGGCCGAGCGTCTCGCCGCAATTTACAAGGCCACCGGCAACACCAAGGAAACCGTGATCGAGGCGGCGCGCGTTATGGCCAACGCCACGCCAGCGCAGCGGCTCTATCTGTCGCAGAAGCTTGGTCTGCCTGAGCGCATCGCCTACCTCACCGACGCGATGAGAAACAACGTCGACGTTGTAGTGCTCAGTTATGAGGAGGCACAAAAATATCACAACTCTTGGGTGACGCTGCGGGTGTCGCTTGAGAATATCGGCACCACGCTCGGCGGGACGATTATCACCAAGCTCAATGAGTTGTACGAAACGCTGAAAGCCAAGGGCGTGTTCGACGCCTTCAATAAATGGCTGCAGGACTTCAACGCCGATCATTTTATTGAACAGATCGACAAGGTGCTCGGTCATGCGGGCACCTTGGTCAAGGGCATCCAGCGCGCCCGTGGCCACCTCGAGCGCTATCGCGGCATGCGGTGGGGGTTTCACTGGGACACGTTCATGAGAAACATGGACAGGTTCAACCGGCCAGGTCCGGGACCGGAGGATTTTCTCGGCGTCGGCGTCACGGCAAAAAAATACGGGGCGATGACCGACGAAGAGATCAGACAACTTAAGGCCGACAACAATCGCATCCTTGAGGACATCAAGGAGGATCTTTCGCCTGACGCCAGTCCAGGCCAGCAGGGCGCATATCCGCCCGGCCAAGCGCGGCGCGGTATCCTCGATCGCGGCACCGGCCGGTATGATCTTGGCGGCGGCAAATTTGATCCGGGTGGCGTCTACAAAGGCGGTGGCGGCGGCGAGCGCCTGGTCCTTAAAGGTGGCGAGACGATCATTCCGCCGATCCGCGCGGGCACCGGCACCGTTATCAGTGTGGTCGGAGATTCGCGCGGTGGTGGCCATCGCGTGCATCGCGGCACGGACTACGGCGGCAGGGGCAGTCGTGGGGCGGACATCGTCGCAACCACGGACGGCCAAGTGGTGACTGAGGCTGGCGTTATCGGCTCCATGTATGGTTGGGGCGTCAAAACCATCGACAAATACGGGCGCGAGCATGTCTATGCCCACATGATCCCCGGCTCTCCGAAAGTCAGGGTCGGTGCCACCCTTCAGCAAGGGCAGACAATCGGCAGTGTCGGTAATAGCGGCAACGCAGCAACGACGGATCCACACGTCCATTACGAAGTGCGACCGTACAAAGGCGGCTACAACCAGTCGCTTAATCCGCTTCCGGCCATCCGGGAAAGCGCGCCGAAGGTCGAGGGTAACAAGTCATCGACAACAGCGCCGCCGTCATCATCGGTTCCGACGCCGGGCCCCGATCCGCAGCCGCCAACCGCAACGCCGCAATCCGATGTGGGCAAGGCGATCGATCGGTCCATTGCTCAGATCCTGATGGGACCAGTGCAAGGCAGCATCCGTTTCAATGTCCTGGCCCCGCCAGGAACTAAAGTGGAAACATCGGCCAGCGGAATTTTCGAGAATAACGCAACGGTCGACCGCACAATGCGCCGCGATCCCCTCGGAACAGAAGCAGGAAATTGATACATGGCCAACGGCGACGGCACCGGCACAGAAGTTGTGATCCGCGAGTCAGTCTCGAAAGTGATGGCGGTTATTTCGTCATCGCTTGATGACCTGGGCAAGCAAGCCGTCGAGTTTAACAAGACTATTGATCAGGGACTCGGCCAGGTCGAAGAACATATTCTTAAGGTGACGTCTCACGTCAGAAACCTGAGCACGTCGTTCAACACCGCGACCAGTTCAGCAAACGCCTTTGCCCGCGCCCTCGGTGCGGCCGGTCTCACTGGATCAATGGTGTTGCTGGGCCGCAGCCTCGAGCATCTCGCCACCAGCACGATCAACCTCAAATATACGTCGGAAGAAATGGGGCTGAGCACGCAAGCCTTCTTGCGTTTGCAACAGGCCTACATGCGGCTCGGCTATTCGTCGGGTGAGGCCAGTAGCCGCATTGCGGCAACGGCTGGCGTCATGCGCGACATGGGCGCGCGTGGCTTTGCTTCGCCATATGCGCAACAGCTTCTGCAAATGGGTGAGGGCGGTGCGCAACTGGCGCGGACGTTGATCAACATCAACCGAACATCGGGCAGCACCGAGGAAGAGTTTACCAAGCTTTCGGAGGTG